CACCAATTTGATCCGAGAGATGGAAAGCTATGTTTGGGCGCCGACTAAATCGGGAGAGGTAAAAGACGCACCGGCCCCGAGGCAGTCAGATCACGCCATCGACGCGCTTCGGTATTGTGTCAGCAAGCTATCAGGATCGAATTTCGCTATTGGTTGATCGAACGACGTACAGCGATTGCGAATTTATTTTAATTTATTTTCGTTTTACCCCTTGTTTTAAATATTCCGCTCAGGTATAAAGAGAGAGTAACAAGGGAGAACGAAATGACCGATATCACCAACATGACCGACGCCGAACTTGACGCCCTTCTTTACGGTGAGGATGAGGAGTCCCACAACTTTCACCAAGGCATGGTTGCTCTTATGTTCGCCGCATACAAGCGCGAAATGTTGCGCGCAGGTTTGGCCAACATGTCGGCATCGTACCGAGTACAGCACATGACAGAAAAGGCAAAGCTACTCAAGCGATCTTATCAACGTCACATGGATTTGGCAGCAAACGCATAACCAACCACCGGCCCCCACGGGGGCCGCAACCCAGCCGCCTTCGGGCGGTTTTGTTGTGCCTAAAACGAAAATCTAAATAAACTGTATTTGCTAAAAAATCTAAACTGCGCTAACGTCTTGACGTGGCCAAATCAGAGATAGCTATTCGAGACGGTTGGTTCCCGCGCTTATTGCGCGCGCTGAAGCTTGTGCAGGTCGACAACGATGGCACGACCACACATGTAGCCGGATCCGACTTTGTGACGCCACAACCGGCCCACAGAGACTATAAAGCGCTCGATTCAATGTCGGCTATGGCGGCTTTTCCATGGGTTCGAGCTTGCGTTGACGCCATCAGCAGCGATCTGACCAAGGTTGCAATCAAGGCTCTCAAGGGCAGAGGTAAAGACGCTGAACCGTTAGACGATCATCCGTTGCTTGACTTGCTCGATCGGCCATC